ACACCACGCACACGAGATGCACGCAAGGACGCAAAGGATTCAATGAAAGATGTTAAGTCCTCAGTGGATACACCATCTGCCCTGTATCCTGTAACTGCAGCGTGGTCTACAAGCGGATTCGTGTTGGACATATTAAGAGCGTCTCCTCTTCTTCGTTGATCTGCAAGATGTGAAAGCCCATAGTATGCAAAGTCTGTATCATCTGTTGCCAATCACTCTTATCCAATCGCCTCACCCACTAGCAGAGTCTTTGTCGCTTCAGCGCCATAGGCTAAGTAGTAGTCGTTGATGTCCATATTAGGTGGTAAGTGTACTATTGTTCCGTTTAATACCTCTTGTTGGACACGCTTAGAGAACTCAGCTCCTGGGTTGGTGCCATCTTCCTTCACGTCGTTATCTCCTACGATATACACACTGTCATAACCATTAAGTAACTTAGCAAAGTGTGGCTTCCAAGCCTGCACTCCAGGTACTCCCACTGCTGGAATACCAAGAACTCCTGAGACTATGACTGTATCTAACTCACCTTCGCATACAACGATATGTCTACTCAAGATTGTAGTGTCGGTGACGTTATAGAGATGTGCCTTCTGTCCAGTAGGTGAGCCATACTTAGGCTTGCCATCATCTAACCTACGAAACTTAAAGCCTACACAGCTACCCATTGCAGTGATGTATGGAATAGATATCCAACCATCGTGCAGTTCGTGACCATTCATAGGATCGGTAACAGTACCGAGCATATAAAGGGCTGCTACCTCTTCAGATATCCCACGTTCTGAGAGCGCGACGAGAGCCTCTGGACTTATTTGCTGAGCGTATCTCTGCGCCGCTTCCAGCAGCAATTTCGATTGCACGTTTGAGGCCATCGTTAAACTCCAAATTCTCTATGAGGCAAACAATGTTTGCGGCATTGCCTCCTTTACCGCAGGTATGGCAGAAGTACAGGTTGTCATAGGTATTGATGACAGCTGACCTTCTACTATCAGAATGTAAACAGCACCGCACTGATGCTGACTTACCTTCTCGTACTTCACCGCCAAAAAATCTAATGATTACATCTATGGGGATTGAGTTTGCATCAACGGAACCTTTGTACCTGCCCGCCTTACGTACCCTGGACCAGTCTTGTGCTGGCATACACACCCCTTTATGTCGCACTTATCGTGCCAGTGTGCAGCACGCTTTAGATGTCCTACGCTGTTCTCTTCTCCTGCCCTAGTGCAGTATGTACAGATCATCCTTCGTACCAATCCTCGTTCATAGCCTGAGCAATGCGTTGGTATCGCTCTTCCTGAGACAGTCTCCACTTAGGACTTGCATAGAAGAAACTGATATCAATGAACAATAGTGACAGTTGTATGCCACGCTTGTGAATAGTAAAGCCTACTGATACTGCTGAGAAGTACCAGTCAATGTCAATGTCAAGCCTGTTCAGTATCGTCAGAGTCTTCATCTGCTACTTCCTCTACTACTTCTTCTGCTGGAGCTTCGCTCCACGTCTCTGTGCTAGTGATATCACCTTGTGGTGTTGGCATTACTGTTTCTCCTTTAACCATTGCTCTAAGTCTTGGACCACCCAAGCCTTGTCTATACCAGAGTTGCGACGCTTAACCACAACGTAATGCAGTGGCACTTCCCCAATACCACGAGCCTTAGCGTAGTTAAGCGCCTCAACCTCTGCCTGCCTCCAGAACTCCGGTAAGTCTAGTCTTGCCGTGTTCTTGAGTTCTAGTATGTATGTCTGTCCCGCGACCACAACTACTAGATCTCCTTCGTCGTCTTTGCCTGCCAAGCGCAACCTCTCAGCGAGGACACCAAGACCACGAAACCATTTCATTACATCAATCTCAAAGGCTGCGCCTTTTGCTTTGTTGTACTTAGGACTACTCATCTTTACCAGTATCGTAAACAGCTTGGCCGTTCTCATCAACCTTTACCTTAAGAATCTTCAAGTCAATCAGCACCATCAACAGGTTAGTCATATCCTGCTTGAGTTGCTTAATCTCTTTTCTTAAGTACTGAATTTCTGTATTAGCCATCACGCTATCTCTCTTCCGTATTCATCTTCAGCAACATAGTCACCAGTATAACCTGCACGTGCATCTCTTGCCAGCATTGCACCATACGAGTTTCCATCTGATATCTGACAAGCACCATAGTTCACATACAAGGTGGCATAGTCCTTGCCATCTGCTGCGTGTGGACCAAAGCGGTTCTTGACCGCTGCTACCTTTAATTCACCTTGTACTGGGTGATAGCCCAGTGTCAGGATAAGTGCAGGTAACTGGCTTACCTTGCCGTGAATAGCACGACGTGCTGGTGGTTCTGTTGGACTGCCGTACTCTGATTGCTCAGAGACGTGGTGCAGTACCAGTACACAGGCTTCAGTCTTACGTGCCATATCGTGTAACTCCATCATAATTGCACGAAGCCCAGCCCATTCGTTGTCTGTCTCAGCAGCTACATTCATAAGGTTATCTATGATGATCAACTCAGGGGCCAGCCCGTACAACTCTACGTATGCCTTAATCTCCAACTCGATATCATCGAGTGACGGACTGGAGTCAAAGACCCACTTGATATGACTTAACTTATCGAAGTGCTTGTCGTAGTAGTGAGAGTCTGCAGATAGATTCTGCTCGACTGTTACTTGATTGTGACCGCTAGTATGCGCTGCTGCTCTCATCATTACAGTTGTTGTATCTGTATCAGCTGAGAAGAACAACGTAGGTACTTGTGCCTTGACCGCGTAAATCAAAGCAAACATAGACTTACCAGCGTTAGGTGCGGCAGCAACCATACAGACTTGTCCTCGTCTGAACTTAATCTGTTTGGCTGCTAGCCCACTCCAAGCATCAGGAAGAGGTGTTGCTTTGGTGAGGACAGTTCCCCACGCACGCTGTAAATCAAGCAACGCTCTCCCCTTTGATTGTAATGTTTAATTGTCTTTGGATTGGTCTACGATCTTGTTGTGTTAGACCGCCCCAGATTCCGTGTACTTCGTTATGTATTCCCCACTCTGCACATTCAGCTTTGTGTGGACAGGTATGACAAATAGACTTTGCCATCACCATCTCTACGGTGTTCATCAGACCATCGGCTTTTTCCGGAAACCAAAAGTCACCACCTATCTCAGCGCAGGCTGGGTTCTCATAGAACCGTGGCTCGCGCATACATTAACGAACCCAGATAGTCTCGCACTTATCTGCTGCACCCTTAGGTGCTGCACACATATAACCCTGCCAAGGTCCACGTGCTGATGTGCCTGTCTTAAAGGCCATCACTCCGTGCTTACAGGTCTTGCTTGCTGATGCTGCATCCTGTCCAGTACTGGTTACAGCAACTGGTGATGCGTTGAATGCTGCCTGAATATTAGATACTGCAGCAGCTGTGGCGTTGCCACCTGATAGTTCAGCAGATGTTGACTTGATAAGAGCAGACACCATTGATAGGTCTACTAGCCCTGTCTCAAGATCCTTTACATCTGCAGCGTAAAGATTGATGAGTGTTCCATCTGCCAACTTGTAGTTGATTTGGAACTTTGTGTTCTCGTTTGCAGCCATTTACTTTCCTCCACTTGGTTTGATGTTTAGTCTTACTGATTCGTTACCAACAATCTTGGGAACAAACCCTAGAAGTTTCTCAACTTCCTTTGCGTCTACAGTCTCACGACCTTTGACTGTTGTCCAACTGATTTCTACACCACTAGCAGTAACTCCAGTAGCACCTTCTAGTGAAGCCTTCAAGGAATCCCGTTCCTTCTCCAGCTCTTTTATCTTGCCATCTAACTGTAAGTAATGCAGTGCGTGCTTGTCAACTTCTACGTCCTCAATCACGACTTCACTAAGGACGATACGTTCTTTCTTTAGACCACCGCAACCCATCTGCTCTGTTGCATCGTAGTACTGGCAGTAGTCTTTACAGAAACTGGCATCCTTCTCAGGTGCTGGCAACTCCTTAGATGCCTTGACATTCTCTAGCCAGGCAAGAGCTGCCAACGCCATCGTCTCATCGTAAGGTTCTGTATGTACCTTGACGTCCTTCTCGTTACCATCTCGTGCTATTGCTACTAGGTTAACTGTCTTAACTTCGTAGCCATTCTTAGATAGCAAGTAGCCATAGACCTGCACCTGCCAGCGTTGCTGGTTAGATGGGAAGTATGAAAGGTTCTTAATCTTTGATGTCTTCCAGTCAATGACTGCGCCGGTACTAGGTACGAACAAGTCCACGTGTGCTTTCATATCACCATAGGCAACCTGTGTTTCCACTAGGTATTCTTTGCCTTCAGGATCAAGTGTGCCGATAGCCTCTTCGATAGCTGCGTGAATAGCAGTACCCATAATGGCAGCCAACTTAGATTGGTTCTCGTTGGTATGTGGTTGTGCGTTCAGTCTGTACCAGACCTTACGACGACAGCCACCAATCTCTGATGGACCTACCTCAGTCTGCATACTTCTATCACGAGACGCATCTTGTGCGTGCAGTACGTGCAGCAGTAATTCCTTTGGATCTTCTATCGCCATCTACGTTCATCCCTCCACTGTAGCCAAGCATCAAATCCGTATGCGGTAACAAAGCCAATCAAGAATGCTAGACCGCAGTATGCAATTAACTCTTTCATTTGTAAACCCTTTCCTGTACTACTACTTGTATCGGTGGTGAAGTGTTGATATCTAAGATGGATGCAATCTGCACTGCCTTCTCAGCTACCACACTTGCTGTGAGGACCTTATTGTAATTCCTAGGTGGCAAGGAATACAAGTACCCAAGAGCATAATTTCCACCAGAGCCTGCCGCGAATAGCCCACGCTCGGATGTGTTAAACGACAGGTCGCCACCGATAGAGAACAGGTTGCCGTTGAACCCGATAAGGAACGAGAAGTTCATCTCCTTGTTATCTATCTCGTAGTTACCTTCCTTGAAGGCAGCTGAGATACTAGGCAGTACCTTCCCACCCATAAACTTCGTTGGGTCCTCACCGCGATAGAGCGGTGGCTTCCACGCATAGGCAAGGATATCTCCTGGACGTGAGTCACCAGTAAGACCGAGTAGGTATTTACCAGTGCTGATTATCTTCGGAGTTTCTACTGAGATGATGCGTTGATCTCCGTCAGTGATTTGCGAATCTGCCGCCATTAGAATGAAGTCGTGGCCTTGTATACCTACTAGGGTTGTCATACTGGGAATCATATCACGGCGTGTCGCAAGACACATACTAGGCAGGTGGTGTCTATAATATGAGCGTTAGCGAATTACAGTACGGCCCTTAGCAGGGCCGAGGCGTAGCCGAGAGGCGACTGACCACAGGAAGGAGCCGTGCCAGACAATGCGCCGTCTCCGTCTACCAACCCTGCAAAAGTTCAGGTCCTATCGTAACCCATACAATGGCCTTCCTGAGCCTTACGGGACCGATTTAAGGGACTTAGGCCCAGTACACGTCTGTCCGTGTGGCTCTCAGGTCTTCAACGCTATGGTGTCCTTTGATGACTTCGAGATATCCTGGTACTTCCTAGACGGAACCTGCGTCAGCTGTGGCAATCTAGTAAAACTACCTTGTCCTCCAGATCGTGATGAAGCACAGACTTTCGGAAGTTAATGAAACCCTACGGACGGGTGTATGTTCAATCTG